GCGGTATCGGACATCCACGCCGCCGTGCCGCACGTCACGGATCGCACCCCGTGGTGGGCCGATCTGCTCCGCTGGCTCGCCATCGCCGCAGCCGGGGCAGCAGCTGTGTGGCTCCTGACGGCCTCGGGCGTGCTGGGCGCGATCCGGGCCGCGTTGGGGTGGATACCTCGGCCCAAGGCCAGGGCCGCGTCCATGCTCGCTGCTGCGGTGAACGATGACAGGGCCGAGACAGCACGCGAGGCGGTGGCCGCGATGCGGGCACAGGATCCCGAGTTCGATGCGGCCTACCGGCGTGCGGTAGCATCACAGACGAAAGGAGGATGACTATGGATTTCTTACGCGACGCTTTGGGTACGACGTTCTTTACGGTGGTGGTGTTCGTGGCTGGCGCGTTGATCGGCCCGCCGCTGTGGAAGTGGGCAGGCAAGTTCCTGCCGTGGAACAAGTGACGAACTTACGTCTCCCTTCTGGCCTCCCGTCCGCTTCGGTGGGCGGGAGGCTTTTCCTTGCTCATCGCTTGCTACGCTGAATCACCGATGCAGAGCAAGCCGTTACCCATCGGCCACATGGAGATACCCAAGGAAACGCCGCACGATCCCACGGGATTGGACACCAGCAACCGACGCGACAGGAACGCCGCCCTACGGATGATCCGGCGTGCCGTGAACGAGGGCTGGCAGATACCCGAGGCCGTGTACCGGGCAGCTCCAGCCATCTGTGCCCGGATGCTGGCCGACGAAATGGCATCGCCGCGGGATCGGCTCCGGGCTGCCGAGGTGCTGGCCGCGATGGTGCGGGACAAGGTGAACGCGGCTATAGCCTTGGACAAGATGGAGCGTCTGGAGGGTGGACAGGCCACCGATCGAATCGTGGTAACACCGGAGATAGCCGCCCGTGCAAGAGAAATCATCGAACGCCGAGGACTTACCGCTAGATCCGGAGATGTCGGCGGTGGTGGTGGCAGCACGCTCTGATCCCGACACGTTCGCGGAACTTATGGGCTACAACCAGAGCGAACTGCACCGAGAGTTGCAGGCGTATCTCTACACGGCGGATGGCACAGTGGGCATGCCCCGAGGCCACGGCAAGAGCGTGCAGGCGGCACTGCGGTATGCCTACGAGATTGGCCGGAACCCATCCATCCGAATCTGGCATGTCGCCCAAACGGACGAGAAGGCCAGCGAGCAGGTTCGATTCGTGGGCGGCCTGCTCACATCGCCGCTCTACGGCCTGATATTCCCGCACATCCGTATCGATTCCGTATCGGCATCCAGCGTGATCGTTGCCAGGCCGCGGGCGAGCCGCGACGCGACGCTTCGGGCCAGCGGCATCTTTGGGCGGGCCGGCGGGCGTGCGGATCTGCTCGTGGGTGACGATGTGTGCGATCTGCGGAACTCCATCCTCGTGCCAGCCGAGCGGCAGAAGGTGAAGGAGGCTTGGTACAACAACTGGCTCCCCATGCGGGCCTACGCGGACGGCAAGCCGCGCACATGGCGATTCTTCACGCCGTATCACACCGACGATCTGACGGCAGACTGGAAGGCCAAGGCCAGCCAGGCCGGCACGCTGTTCTGGAAGCCCTGCGAGGGCAACGAGTCGCCATGGCCCGAGGTGTGGACACCCGAGCGACTGGACGAGCAGAGGCGTGAGATGGGGCCGCTGGCGTATGCGCGCGCATACGAGCTGGTTCCCATATCCAGCGAGAACCTGATCTTCCGTCCCGATTGGCTGGAGGCCGGGTACTACCTGTGCGAGCCGCCGCCCGATGTCCTCAACGGCGGGCGGTGCGTTGCGGCCATCGACTGGGCGTTTACCAGCAAGGCCGGATCCAAGGGCGACTACAGCGTTTGCACGGTTGCACGCATCGATCCGCAGGGCGTGGTTTGGCTCATCGAATGCTTGAGGATGCAGGGCACGTTCCCGGAGTTTGTCCGGCGAGCCGTGGACACATGCGAACGGCTAGGTGTCTCGCTCATCATCGCGGAAGGCAATGGCCCGCAGGCGGGCCTGTGCCAGCAGTTGGCCGCCAGCACAAAGATCCCCGTCAATCGCCTGGCCCGCACGAAGGACAAGATCACCCGTGCCAGCGAGGCCCAGCCGTCTGTTGAGCAGCGGAAACTGCGATTGCGATGCCGAGCGGACGGCGGGCTGGAAACGGCCATGCAGCCAATCCGAGATGAGATGATCGCTTTCCCTGCTGCCGAGCATGATGACACCTTGGATACGGTGGTCGATTTGCTAGAGCATGCCCGAACCCGCCGTTATGATCCACAGCACAAGCCCGCGACGGTGAGGGATACGCGGGACAAACTATGGCGCATCTACGGAAAGACTTGAACACATGAGCGACGAACGCAAGGACGCGGCGGCACAGACTCAGGGCGGCGATGCCATCGCACTCCGGCCCGTGTGGCAATCGCTGGTTACGCCGGTGGAGATGCAGCGTTCGTACTTCCTGTCGGTAAACAAGATTCTCCGGCAGGGATCGCTGGCGTTCCGATCGGATCGGACGCTCCAGCGGCAGATGCGATACGACCCCGATGTGATGGGGCCGCTGCTCATGCTCCAGCTCTCCGTGGCATGCAGCGAATGGGCGGTGCAGGCACCGGCGGACTTCATGCAGGACGAGGACGCGGTGGAGCAGGCCGCGTTCGTGGAGAAGGTGCTGAAGTCCACGCCGCGGCTCACGGATCTGATGCGGCACCTGCTGGATGCCCTGTGGTACGGGCGATCTGCGGTAAACATGGTGTTCGGCAAGACAGCCGATGGCGTGGTGTATATCCGCGACTGGCTCCCGATCCACGGCGACAGCCTCACGATGACGGAACTCGGCCAGTTGGGCCTGAAGGTTGGGCCGCGGTACTACACGCAGACGATCGGCGGAGTGAATCCCGACACCGACAAGATCAACGGCACGGTGATTGGATGGGACAGCCGCGTACTGCCCCTGGACGATCATCAGCGGGCCACGATCGCCCTGCACACCTACCAGCCGCAGGGCGCGGACTTCGACGATAGCTACGAGGCCGAGAACGCCTATCTCGGACGCGGCATGCGGGATCTGGTGTGGTACTACTGGAGCCTCAAGCAGGCCGCGTTGCAGAATTGGGCAACGTACATCGAACGCTATTCCGCCGGCATCCGCGTGGGCAACTACCCGGTAGGAAACGAGCAGGCCAAGAACGACATGCAGAACGCCATGCAGAACTTGCTTGGCGACGTGTCCGTTCTGATTCCCAAGAACGCCGATGGTTCGGACGCTGGATTCGGTTTGCAGATCATGGAGCCGAACGGCGGCAACGCCGAGGCGTTCGCAAAGATGGTGGAGTATCTCTGTGAGAACATCAAGGAAGTGATCCTGGGGCAGACGGGCACAAGCCAAGCGGTGTCTACCGGGCTGGGCAGTTCCATAGGCGATCAGCATGCCCAGACGCTCAACCGCCAGATGACGTACGTTGCCAATGCTCTGTCCGAAACGCTCACCCGCGAGGTGATCACGCCGCTGTACCGGATGAACTTCGGGGACGAGGGCGTACCGCCGCAGTTCTCGTTCAGCGTGAGCAAGCCCAACCCTGATGAATACATGAAGTCCATCGAAGCCTTCACCCGTCTAGGTGGCCGGGTATCCGAGCGTGAGGCCCGCAAGGTGCTGGGCCTGGCCGAGCCGGAGGACGATGAGCAGGTGCTTCAGGCTCCAGCCGAGGGAGGCATGCCGGCGATGGACATTTCGCCAATGGGTGGCGAAACACCGGACGAAAGCCAGCCGTTTGGGAAGGACAGATTCGCTCTGTCGGATGTTGATCTGACTCCAACCGAGGCGATTGCGAACGCGGCCAAGCGTGGCCTTGAGCTGCGACGCAAGCACGGCAGGGGCGGTACGGAGGTGGGCGTGGCCCGTGCCCGCGATCTATCGAACCGCAAGACGCTTTCGCCGTCTACTGTGCGGCGAATGTCCTCGTACTTCGCACGGCACGAGGTGGACAAGCAGGGCGAGGGTTGGGGCGAGGATTCGGCGGGCTACATCGCTTGGCTGCTCTGGGGCGGCGATCCCGGCAATTCGTGGGCTGCCCGCAAGTCGAAGGAACTGGACAAGGCCGAGGGCAAGGACACGCATGCCGCGAAGGATCGGTTTGACGGCGCGAACTGCGGCATCGGTGCCGAGGGTTTTCAGCCCGGAAACACTTGCGGCAAGGGCGACGGCTCAGGCGGCGGTGACGGAGACAGCAAGAGCGGAAAGGGCAACATCACAACCCCCAAGCCTCACAGCGTCAAACTGCCGAAGAACTTCAAGGCGCTCACCGAAAAGCAGGAAATTGATGCTTTCAAGGAAATGGGCTATGACGCGAAATTGAACGAAGTGCCCGATGAGAGCGTCAAGGGCGGTATTCGATATGAAACGGAATTGACTGACTCAGAAGGAAACAAAACCACGATTCCGTCAATGGATGGCATTCGGATGATTTACGAGAACTCCGAAGCGGCATTGAAGCGGAAGGACACGCCACGCCGATCACGGCTAACGAAGAAAGAAAAGAAGTGGCAAGACTTGATCCGTAGCAAGATGTCCAAGCGTGGCCGTAAGACGAAGGCTAGCAAGCCTCGCCGCCGGTGAACGAGATTGAACGCATCTATCGGCGTGGCATCGCGGAGGCGGGCCGCTGGTATCGGGCCGCGCTGGCGGCTCAGGTACGCGAGGAGCCGGAGGATGCGGAAGAGGCCTGGGAGCGGTACGCCGAGGTTCTAGGCCAGGTACTCACCCTGTCTGCCCTAGCGGGGCAGGCTGTCGCGTACGCATCCGCCAAGGCACAGGGAGCGGACTGGGAGGCCGAGGAATGGCCCGAGGATCGCCCGGAGGCGTTTGCCGTGGCTAGGACGGGCTTTGCGGTGGGGCCGTTCTGGGAGGCTATACGGCGGTTCAGGGGCCGGATACCGCGTTCGTGGACAACCGTTCGGCGGATCCGCCGGGAGATGGAGCGGCTGGCCCAGAGGATCGCCAAGGCCGAGGGCCAATCTGCCATCCGTGACATGCGGGCGCGCCTAGAGGCGTTGCGGGATGTCATGGAGGGGACATTCAGGGTTCGGGGTGCCACGGCTCGGCAGGCATCGCGGATCCAGAGCTTGATAGCCGATGCGATAGAGAGCAAGACGATTCCAAAGGCTTTGAAAACGGGGAGCCTGTCCGCGTTCATCCGGCGGGCGCAGGTTGAGGGCATCGTGGGGATGACATCGGCCCGTCTGGAAACGGTGTACCGAACCAATGTGGCTTCCGCGTACAACGAGGCGACGGTGGACGCGATGAGCGGGCCGGACGTGGCGAGGTGGGCACCCCTGCTTCGGCTGGTGGAAATCCACGACCGGCGTACCCGTGGTGCCCCAGGCGGTGTCTACAAGAGCAAGCGGGCCAGTCGCAATCCCGGATCGCACTGGCAGATGGATGGGTACATCGCCACGGCAGAGGACTTCCGCCGGCAGGGCTTGATACCGCCAAACGGGTTCAACTGCCGCGGTTCCGTTACGCCAGTCACCTACGATGAGGCCGTGTCCATGCGTCTTGTGAAGCGGGACGGATCACTAGATCGGGCTGCGTTGGCTAGGTATAACGCACGGCGGCAGCAGATCATTGATCGCGGCGAATACCCAGATCCAGGATTCAAACAATGAGAACAGAAGATCGGTTCTACTTCGGCAAGCCCGGCCAGCCCGAGCGGTTCGCAATCAGTTCGTCAGACTTGAACTATGCGAAGTCGCAGATCCGATCGGCTTCGCCAGAGCGACTGCGGGAAATCGAAAAGGAACTTTTGCCGCTTGCCAAGTCTGGCGACAAAAACGCCAAGACATTGCTTGCCTATCTGAAGCAGGAATGGGACGATCGATATCGTAGCACTTACTCCCGCCCCGGCCAGCCGGAGCGGTTCGGCCTAGAGGATGCGTGCTGGGACGGCTACGAGCCTGTCGGCACGAAGCAGAAGGACGGGCGCACCGTGCCGAACTGCGTGCCGAAGGCGAAGAACGAGCAGCCGGATGTTATGTCAACGCCGATGGGCGAGCATGGAGACATTGGGAAACTTGTGTCGCGTGCGCTGCGAGAAGGAGCGGAAGCCTATCGGGCCGGAAAGCCGGGAGTGTTGAATGCACGCGATCCCAAATACAAGGGAATGAGCGAGAAGGAACTAGAGGTTTATGGCAATTTTTGGATGAGGGGATGGGACGGCGAGAGCATAAAGGCTGCTTCGGCGCGTCCAGTACGCAAGGGCATTGATCGCCCCGGAATGCGCTTCGCCCGCCCCGGCCAGCCCGAGCGGTTTGCGGCGAGCGGCTGGAAAACCATCGAAGCCTATTTGCAGGTGCTTGACGAGGAGTTTGGAACTCCTCGCGGCAAGGAGGCGGCACAAACCATGATGCGGGCTGCGGAGTCGCTTGGGGGAAGCGTGTCTGCGGCGTTGCGTACTGCGATTCGCACAGCCGCCACGAGCAAGAATGTGACGGATCGCGGACGGGCTATCGGCCAGATTGAGGACATGCTGGAATCGGCATCGTTCTCCCGCCCCGGCCAGCCCGAGCGGTTCAGCGATGCAATGCGAGGTTTGAGTGGCCCATGGACGCCAAACCCACGAGGCAAGCACCGCTATAAGCCGGGAGATCGTGTGAAGTTGAAGCATTGGAACAATCCGTTGGAGGGTCGTGTAGATAGGCTTGTGCGAGATATGTACGGTTTGCCCGCGTATGTCGTGTATTGGGACAAGGGAGGAACCGCCCAAGTGCATGACGCGGAAGTGTTCTCTTGTCCCGGCCAGCCCGAGCGGTTCGACGCATCCAGCCTGAACCGTGCTGACTTTTCCGATGCCAGCAAGTCGCCCATCCTGGGCAAGCTGCTCGCCGCGAAGGCGATGCCAGACGGCGGATGGCGTGCCGTGCAGGCCGGCAGCGACACGCTTGTAATCTCGTTTGAGGACGGCGACGTAGCCGGCGACTTCGGCAAGCGTGCCGCGTCGAAGGGATTCAACGCAACCAGCCCGGTGCAGGCCATCGGGCGCTACTGGAATGTGGAGGTGAAGAATGGCAAGTGATGCAGACGCATACGAGCGCGGCGTGAAGATTTCACAGACATCGCTAACGCCTAACTTCCGCGAAGGAGTGCAGGCCAATCCTTGGTTCCAGTTGGGCTATCAAATGGGACTCAAGCACGGTGGCCGCGCTGCTGGCATGATGTCGCAGGCAAAGTCCGAGTTTCCGCAGGTTGCGGCGCGACTGATCGCCTCCCGCCCCGGCGAGAAGGCCACGATGGCGGTCGAGGATCGCTTCTACTTCGGGAAGGAGCGGTTTGCGGATGATCGCCTAACCAAGTTCCTTGAGATGTACGCTAGGAACGAAGACAACAACTATCACTCCGAAAATGCCGTACTGCTCGCAACGTTCGTTGGAAGCACTGATGATGTAGCGCAAGCGCGGCGAATCCTGAATGAACACAGGCGATCATCGACTGGCATTTCCGACAAGTTGTATAGGGAGCGCACCGATCTAAACCGCAGACTCCTTTCAAAGTTTCGCTCGCGGTATCCACAAGCCAGCATCTAACCATGCCCGCATCCCACGCTGTCGAAAAGACTCCAGAGGGCAAGGTTCGCATCCGCGACCTTGAACTGTTCATGGGCTTCGATCCCGCCATCGACTCCGATGAGGACGAGGCCATGCAGCAGTACGACAATGGCCGGGTGAAGGACATCGTGCAGCGGACGGGGAAGTTCATCCAGCGAGGCTCCCGCCCGAAACTCGTCATCGAACACGAGAAGGACGGCAAGCCGTCCCGGCCCGAGGCCGTGGGCGACATCACCGGCGTTCGTTACGAGGAGCGGAACGGGGTGGGCTATGTGGTGGGCGACGTGGAGATGCCCCAGGAGGCGTTCGACAACCTGCTGGCGAGCAATGCCTACCCCCGCCGTTCAGCCGAGATTTGGAAGGACAACCATCTGTCGGAGGTGGCCCTGCTGGGGCGTGACACCCCGCGCAGGCCGCTGCCGGATACCCGGTTCACCAAGCGCGGCGAGAAGGCCGTGTTTGAGCGCCCGCTAGGCACGGTGCGCGTAACTATTGACTCCAAGACTCAATTTGCGGAGATTGGGGTAGGTGGTGGCCTAAACACCTTCATCCCAACCGCAGGAACAGGAAAGAAGCAGATGCCAAGCAAGATGAAGAAGCGCATGAACGCGGACGAGGAAGAACTCAAGTCCGAGCAGGCCGCTATGGAGTGCGAGGCCGAGGACGAAATCAAGGACGCACAGGCTGCCGACGAGGCGGCGGTGGAGGCCATGCAGGCCGAGCCGCACGACGACGAGGAGGAAATGGCCTACGGCGTTGAGGACGAGAAGATGGGCGAGGACGAGGAGGAGGAGGAGATGGAGGCCGCCTACGGCGGAAAGGCCAAGATGAGCAAGAATCGGACGAGCGAGAAGGCTCTGTTTGCCCGTGTCCAGGAGTTGGAGCGGCAGTTGAAGCTGGAGCGGTTTGGCCGCGAGGTGGATGCCATGATCAGTGCCGGCTACCGCTGCGGCAAGTTCCGCAACAGCATGGTTGAGGAACTGGCCGATTCGGGCAACCCTGCTGCGAAGGTGGGCTTCTGGAAGGCCACGATGGCGAGGGATCCCATTGGCGTGCCCCCGATTGCGGCGCATGCCGTGACGGACGAGGGCACTGTGGGCATGGATGTGAAGGCGGCGACGGCTCGGGCCGTGGCCGAGGCGGCTGGCGATCTGGCCAAGTTCAAGCAACTGTTCGCAAAGTATTCGGGCCAGAAGGCCTGATCGAAAGGACATCGAACAAATGGGCGCTTTCTCTAACACTCCGGCACTGGTTTCGGGCGGCACGATCCGCCCCCATCGCTTTGTGGTTTCGTCAACTGGTGCGGACAACACCGGCCTTGAGGCCTCCAACGCTACCACCGCTGTTGTTGGCGTGTCTGATGGCAGCACTCGCCGCTTTGACAGTGCGAACCATGCCGTTAGCGGCGATCCGATCAACTTGCAGGGTGGCGATGTCGTGCTAGTTGAGTGCAACGGCAACATCACCCGCGGCAGCATGGTGCAATCACATACGGACGGCACGGCTGTTGTGGCTGGTACCAGCACCGGCCTGTTTTATCAGGGGTATGTCGCCCTTGAGAGTGGCGCGGCGGGGCGAATCATCCGAATCCAGAGGGTCGCAGGATTCGCACGTTACGCCTGATCCTTCCACCACGAATCACCAAACACAAGGAGCAATGAGCAATGGCTGAAGTCGCACCCGGTGGAGGATTGAATACCTTCGTCCCCACCTTCTCGGCTGCCACGGGGCAGATTCAGATTGAGTTCACTCGTAGCCCGAACAAGTTCGCCATCACCCGCTACGCCCAATTGGTTCCGGTGCAGCAAATGGCCGGATTTTTCCTTCGCATAGACGAAGAGGAGACTGCCCGTGTTGTCACGGTGCAGGATCAGCTTTGGCCGCTGGGTGAGGATCGCCCGACTGGCATCAACAGCGACTTTGATTTTGTCGCCTACTCGTGTGCCCGGTATCAGGCCTCGTTCCACATCCCGCAGGAATCTGCTCGCCAGGCTCAGTGGGACATCGTGGCGAGTCACGCCCGCATCGCTGCCGCGAAGATGATGACGCACCGCTGCTTCCGTGCGGCCAGCGTCATCAGCACGGATACCTCGTATCCAGCCGCGAACCGCTACACGGGCTTTGCTGCTGGCAACCTGGCCGGACACTACACGACGGCCACGGCGCTGGTGAACGGCAACGTCTTGGGTAGCACGCCCGCCTTCTCGGCACAAGATTTGTTCCGCACCGCTGCGGAGAAGATCGTTCTCTCCACCAACGGCGCTGTCGGCCCGAGCGACATCTGCGCTGTGATGAACCCAATCACCGCTCGCCTGTTCGCGGAAACTGCTGGCGTGCAGGACTATGTGAAGAACTATCCAGCGGCCCTGAATTTCCTTCAGGGTGATGCCCAGTTCGCCACCTACGGCCTGCCCTCGCAGATGTTCGGCATCAATGTGGTGGTGGATGACACCGTGCGAGTGACGAACCGCAAGGGTTCCACGAAGGCGGTGGAGTTCTTCTACGGAACCTCGTCTGCTCCAGGCATCGCGTTCGTGAGCCGTCCGGGTGGCATGGTGGGCAATGAAGGCCCGTCCTTCAGCACCGTTACCGTGTTCGCCTACGAGGACATGAGCGTTGAGACGTTGGAGGATCCGTGGAACCGCCGCATCCGCGGCAGCGTCACGGACAACAGCGCGATTGAAATCACCGCTCCGCTGGCTGCGGTGTATGTGACGGATCTGGCAACCTGATCGGCCCTGAGTGCAGCAACCACGGGCCGCTCGGCTAACCACCGGGCGGCCCTCTTTATTGGAGGACTGAACCATGCCTATGGCACAACTCCTGAGCAACGACCTGAGCATCCGCTACATCGATGAGCGGCT